TGCTACAAATCAAAACTTAAATAATGCTTATGTCCCACCTGTAAGTGATTATGTGAGTAAATTAGCAAACGGCACAATATCTTATATTTCTACCCAAGCACCTAATGTCCAACCAAACTCATCTTTGCTATTTTCATTAAGTAATATTGATAATGCTTACGCACAACCTACCAGTATTATCTACACTCTTGTTCCAACAGTAGCAGTAGGTCAATTGATTAATGAGAGACCTGCGAACTATATTTGGAACAAATTGATCCCAGGCACTTATAACGAAATAAGATTAACACTTTTAGGGACAGATCTACAACCTATTAAGATAAATGATCCCTCTATGACTATTGTTTTGGTTATTAAAGATGCTACTGAAAAAGATTAAGAAAGGTAGAAAAGTAGAAAACCTAACAGAGATTTAGAACTAATTTAAAAAAATATTTTTCATTTTATTTGCTAAAAAGATTTACAAAAAAAAGATTATAGAAAAGATTGAAAACAGCGTCAAGTTTTCTACTTCTCTACCAACCAATATAATTAAGGTATTTAGGCAAAAATAAAATCGCAAGATATAGTATAATATGTCTTCTTTTTCTACCGACATTACGGAGCAGTATTTGAATAAGGTTTATGAGGATCTACAAAAAGAGCAAATGAAATTGATGAATGATATGAAAACAGGGTGTGATAATGTTAAGGAGAAAGATATTACCAAGCAAATCACTCTTATTAATACCATAAATGTAGCAATAATGAGATTAAGAAATACAAGAAAAAAAGTGGATCTATAAATAAAAAATCTATATGTAATATATAATGCGAGACAGATACGGATTGGTATATCACCCTTTAATAGCATTTGGAGGCAAAAGTCATCAAGTAAGAGGTAAAATGAAAGGCACAGGTGGAGCAGTTCTTTTAGACGGAGGCAGGGGCGGTCAGTCAAGTTATTCAAGTATAGACGATTACATTTCTACCACTCGGTCTAACCCTGTTGCTACTATTCAAAATATGGGCGGAATGGGTTTAGCGAGATCTATGGTTATGCCTATGAAAAAAGAGCAAATGAACGAGAAACTTAAAAATATGATGGTGAAACCCAAAAGTAAAAATATAAAGTTCAATTTGTAAATATTTAGGGGAATTAAAAAGGTTTATATATTATTTTTTTATCTTTGGATAATATATAAATGAGTTGCGACAAACTGGTCTTTGATTTATCCCAAGAGGTAGAAGGTTCGCCAAATGTTTTTGTTAAGAAGGATTGGTTGAATATCCTTGATAACCAAAACGGCAATTACAATTCTAATCAGTCCGTTATAGACACTTCGCAGTTGTCTAATAGTAATAAGTATATGTCTTACCGAGAGGCATACCTTTTAATGCCTATGTTGCTTACACTTGGAACTACATCTCTTGCTACGGCAGGTGGATTTGATCCTGCTGATAATGCTTCATCTGCTGACTACGCCATTGGTCTTAAAAATTGGTTCGGTCAAATGATCCATTCACTTACATTAGATTACAACGGCACTACTATAATTCAGCAAACCCCTTTCGTCAATATGTGGAACTCTTTTAAACTTATGACTTCTTTATCTTGGAGTGATATTACTACTATGGGTGCTACTATTGGTTTCTATCCTGATGATCCTTTGTCTTGGTCTTTTCAAGGGGCAGTATCCCCAACAGGTATAGGCGTTTGTAATAACACTAATGTTGGTTCATCTGTTTTTGGAAACCCTGGCGCTTCTACAAGTGGTTTCAATAGATACAATAGTGAGGGAGGTAATATTGGGTTGTCTAAAAGACAGCAATACATCGCCTACGATATTCAGGCAGATAGTGGATCTGCTACATTCGCAGGTCAATTGGATACAGACCAAACGAGAAATCTTTGGAAATCCTATGTCTCACAGAAAGTTGCTGGTGCTGATGGTGCTACACAAGGTATGTTTCAAATTACCATTTCATCTATTGTTTATCTTAAACATCTTCATTCATTTTTCAATATGGCGCCACTTCTTAAAGGTGTGTTTATGAAACTCACTTTGACCCTCAACAACACCTCTATTGATTTTACATCTGCTGGTGCTGGTGGTAATATTACCCTCAATAGTGTTTCAAATGCGGTTGGTGGTGTTTGTCCTATAATGCTTGCCTCTGCGAACGCCACACAAGGAGCAGTTGCTACTTTTGGTGCTTCTACTTATAGAGCAAATATTTCAGTTGGAGCAAGATGTTTAGACGCTACTTTGCTACAAGGTGGAGCAAGTGAGGGAACAGAAGCAAGATCTATTTATTTGTATGTTCCTGCTTATACCTTCAATCCTGTATTTGAACAGGCATACCTTTCTTCACCTGTTAAGACCATCAAATATACTGATATTTACCAATACCAAATTACAGGAATTACCGCCAAGACAGGACAAATTAATAACCTTCTTACCAATGGTATTGCTAATATTAAATCAGTTCTATTGCTTCCATTCTATTCTGCCGACAATACTGGAACTGGATTACCTGCTTATCAATCACCCTATGATCCTGCTGGAACTGGTCCCACATCTCCTTTGTGCCTCTTATCCAATTTCAACATAGTTGTAAGCGGACAGAATACTATTTACAACACTCAACGCTATTCTTTTGAGCAATTCGCCAACCAACTATACGGAGTAAATGCGGTAAATGGCGGAATGGTAGATGGTCTCAACAGCGGTCTCTTATCCCAACTTGGATTTGAAATGGAATACTGCTATTACTATGTAGATGTAAGTAGAATGTTGCCTGTGGAAGAAAGTGTCCCTAAATCCGTCCAAGTTGTCGGTCAAAATATGTCTGCTAAGAAAATTGACCTTTGGTGTTTTATTGAATACGGAGTTGATGTTTCAGTAGATATTCTTACTGGCGCAAGAGTTTAAGGCGACTTTTGATTAATAATTGTATCATATAATTTAATAATTATATCATACACTTTTAGGCGTTATTTCGTAATTAATGAAATGCCGTATGCTTTTTATCTTACATATATATATAAATGAGTATTGTAGAAATATCCGCATCACCAAAGCAATTAAGCAAATTGCGAAACGGACATAGAGTTAGAATTAGACCTGCTATGGAAGGTAAAGGAGTATGTGTCGTAGTAGATCCATCTAATTATGACCTTATCACTCGCACATTTAGTCGTAATAAAGGTTTAGAAATATCATTATCCCCACAAGAAATAGTTGCTAATCAGGACGCATCAAGTGAAATGGAAGGTAAAGGTATTTTCGGTAAAAAGTTTGATAGAGGACTTCGCAAATTAATTGGTAAGAAAGCACAAAGGGAACTATATGGAACAGCAAGAGAGTTTTTACCTCTCGCACAGGCAGGATTGACTGCTGGTTTAGGGGCGGCAGGAACTGCTCTTGGAGTAGCACAACCTGAATTGATCCCTTTTATCCCTGCTGGTGTCGCTGGTCTATCTGCTCTTGGATCCAATTATTTAGCAAATCCATCATCATATCAATCTAACGCTGGTGGGTCAAGAGCAAAATTGGCGAGAGATCTTGCTGGAAGAGCATTACAAGACAGAGCATTACAGGAAATTAACGCCCAAACAGGAGCAAATCTTGGAGCATTAGACAGAGCATCAATAGAACAGGCATTAGTAAATAAAGCGAGAGCAGAATTGAATAAGACAGCGGTTCAACAGAAGGCGAGATTAGACACTCAATATGGAAGTGATTTTGGTGCTTGGGGATCAGGGTTATATGCTGGTGGAACAACTGGTTATGGTCTTGGATTAGGTCTTGGATTAGGCATAAGACCAAGAATGAGTAGAAGTGGAGGTGCTATTGGTCTTAATGGTGGAATGGTTAGTGGATTACCACCTGCTTTAAGGTCTCAACCATTTAGTTCTAACTTTCAATTTCAACACACTCTACCCCCTGCCTACCAAAGATTTAGCAAAGGGAGTGGATTAACTTTGTAATTTGGTTATTTAGGCAAAATTAAAATATCCCTTAATATTATAAGATGAGTTTAACAGATACACAAATACGAGAAATGTGTGTGAAGATGAAAATACCACTTGCTAATAAGGGTATTATATTTAAAGACGAGATCCCTGCTAAAATGGAATACAATAAGGGATACTTTATTAATTTAGAAGACGAATATGATGGTAATGGTATGCTTAATAGTGGATCCCATTGGACTTGTTTTATTATTGTAAAATATCCATCAGGTGAAATAGACCCTATGTATTTTGATGCTTATGGTATGCCTCCGCCTGAAATAGTAAAAGAACGAATGATGAAGTTTTGTGGTAAGAAAATCCCATTTAATACCAAAGATATTCAATCCCTTATGGCGAATGCTTGTGGTTGGTATTGTTGTGCCTATTTACACTATATATTTAATTACCCTCATAGAACAGGGGATATTTATATGGATACAGAACAATTCTTATCTTATTTTGATGACCTCAATAAATCAGTTGATTTTAAAAAGAATGAATATATACTCAAACATTTCTTTCAGGCAGAAGATCCAAAATTAAGAAAAATAATAGAAGTAATAGCACCAACAGAACAGATCACAGATGAT